TGAAACGGGGTTTGAAAACCCCTTCCAGGCTTAGGAGGTGAACCGGGATGATTAACGGCAAGCGCTATGGCTGGGAGGACATCACCATCAACCTGCCCCACGGCCCCCTTCTGGACGTGGAAAGCATCGAGTACAGCGATAAGCAGGACAAAGAAGGCATCTACGGGCGGGGCTCCCTCCCGCGTGGCTATGGGGTGGGCAACTACGAGGGCGAGGGCAAGCTGACTTTGAAGCGCGAGGAATTCAACCGCCTGGTGGATTACGCCAAAGCACAGAAGCGCAGCCTCTACCGACTGCCGCCTTTCAACATTTCAGTCAGCTACGCCAATGAAGATGAGCCGATCACGACCGACAGAATCAAGGGCGTCACGTTCACGGAAACGAGTACCAGTATCAGCCAGGGGGACACCAGCGTGAACGTGGAGCTGAGTTTTATCATCCTGAACGGAATTGAATGGGGCGGCCTGGGGCCGAGCTAAGGAGGGTAAGTTATGAGACCTAACGAGGAACAACTGGAAGCCTGGAAGGCGCAATATGGTGACGTGTACGAGTTGACGGGGGAAACGGAAGACGGCAGCCAGACCTACTACTTCATTTTCCGCAAGCCGGGACGGGCAGCCTTGAGCCGTTTCGCCAAGCAGGTCATGAGCGATGCCCTGAAAGCCATGCACAACCTGGTTTTTGACTGTCTTCTCTTCCCCGATCAGGACGAGGTGCGCAAGCTGTTCGAGGAGAAGCCAGGCATGGCTATCTCTGTGGGCAGTGAGCTGCAAAAGATTGTAGGTACCAATCAGGATTTTTTCGTGAAGCGGTTGTAAGGCGACTGGAGGCGTTAAAACAGGACGGCCTGGGCCAGACGGACCTGCTTATCTCCCTTCGCTTCGGGCTGTCCGACAAGGAAGTGGCAGACCTGCCTGACGAGGAGTATATCGAGCTGGCGGCCCAGGCCTACTTTTTAGAAGAACGGGAAGTCGAGCTGGTCAAGCTGGGGGTACTGAAGGCTATTGGGGAGATTTTCCGGAGGCGTTAGACTTCTGGCCGGCTTCGTCCCAGCCTTCCTTAAACGCCTTGCCCCATGCGGCTCCTACTTCGCCAGTAGATTTAAGGAGCAGGGCCAGGAGGGGCGGGCCGAATCGAACGGCTGCCCAGATTAGCGCCAGCAGGGTCCCGATACCAAAGAAGAAAAAGAACGTGCCGAGAAACCCGAAAAACACTTTTTCTCACCTCTAAGTTAAATTTTAGTCCTTGCCGGAGGGGGTGTCAATGATTGGAATCGCTGTTCAAACTGGGCGTAATAGTCACGGCCATTGACAAATTGACCGGACCGGCCCGTAAGATGGCTCAGGCGGTCGCAAACCTGGAAAAGACCATGCAGGCCGCCAGGGGCATGGTGGAGTTTGGGCAGCGGATGTCCCTTTCCGGCGCTCTGGTCCAGGGCGCAGCAGACAAGATGCGGGACACTGTGTTTGGCATCATGGAGCCCTTGCGGGCAGTGGAGGACGCCTCTGCCCCCCTGGCCACGGTGATTACCTCCACTATGGGCGGGGTGGAGAAATCCATGGAAGCCGTCACGGCCGCCGCTCTGGAATGGAGCAAAAAACATAGGGAGGCGGCCAGCCAATTTATCGAAACTGCGTATATTATGGCCGGTGCCGGCCTGAACGATGTGCAGGCAATTGAGGGCACCAGGACAGCCTTAGCGGTGGCGACGGCCACCATGGGCGATAACGCCGAAGCGGCCAACTTGCTTGCCGTTGTATATAACAACATGGGCAATAAAGCCGCAGACGTGCGGACTGAAATGGCCCGCCTGGGTGACGTTATCACGGCAACCCAGGGAGTATTCCAGATCGCCAACATGGCTCAATTAAGCGAAGGGCTCAAATATGGCGTTTCCGTAGCCAAGCAGTTCGGGATGAGCTTTGAGCAGTTGTCTACCATTATAGGTCAACTGAATAACGCAGGACTGCAGGGCAGTATGGCCGGCACCGCCTTTGCGGCCACCATGAGGCAAATGATCAAGGCTTCGGCCGACCTGGGGTTTAAGATAGCCAGGACCGCTGACGGCGGCGTGGATTTCATCGGCACCCTGGAAAATATCAAGAAGAAGTACGGCGACCTGTCCAAATTAAGTCCAAAGGTCCAGATGGCCTTCCAGCAGGCCTTTGGCGACGAAGGCCTGCGCGCGGTGATGCTCCTGAGCGACCAGACCGACGTCATGCGCAAGAACCTGGATGCGGTCACCAACTCCATGGGCGTGACTACTAAGGCTCAGCAAACAATGGAGGCCACGGCCAGCGCCCAGATGCAGATACTCAAGAACAACATCGACGCCCTGAAGATGGACGTGGCCAAGGAACTGCTGCCGATACTTCAGGGCATCATCCCGGAGATTAAGGAGATTGTGACGCAGTTCTCCGGCTGGGCTAAGGAGCACCCGGAGCTGGTCAAGACCGGGGCGCTGCTGGCCATGATAGGTACGGGCCTGCTGATGATCCTGGCACCCGTCCTCACCGTGGCAGGCGCGTTCATAACTATGGGCGGTTACGCCCTCCAGGGGGTTACCATGGCCGGCAGGGGAATTGCCTGGCTGAAGGGCAAGCTGACCGACAAGGCCACCCTGGATGCAATCAGAAAGATAGGCTCCGGCATGCGGACGGGCTTTGATGCTGGCGGCCGTGCGGCCATGGCTGCGGGGCGCTGGGTGGTCTCCCTGGGTAAGAATTTGGGACAGGCCGCTGTAAGCGCCGGCAGGTTCGCACTGGTGGCCGGGGGCAAGGCACTGGAAGCTGCCAAGGCGATGGGGATAGCGTTATTCAACTTCGGCAAGCAGGCCCTTTTTACGGCCATCCGGGCACTTCCGGGACTCATTGCCAGCGTATGGAGTTTTACGGCCGCCCTGCTGGCCAACCCCATTACCTGGGTAGTATTGGCAATCATCGGGCTGATCGCAGTTATAGTGCTGTTGATCAGGCACTGGGATACTGTCAAAGTGGCGGTGATTAATGCGTGGGAGACGATTAAGGGGGCTGTAAGCGCCGGGGTAGCCTTCGTCGGCAACCTGGCAAACAACTTTTGGCTGGTAATCAAGGGCGGCATAGACAAGGCGCTGGCCTGGCTGAACGGGCTCTGGGGTACGTTCCAGCAATCCGGCCGGGCGCTCTGGGAGGCATTCACAGAGGGCCTCAAGTCGGTCATCAGCAAGCCGGTGGAAGTGGTGAAAAGCGGCCTGGCCAAGATCAGGGAGATGCTACCTTTTTCCGACGCCAAGACCGGACCCCTTTCCACCCTCACCAGGAGCGGTGAAGCCATGGTAACGACCTTCCAGAGCGGCGTGGAGAAGAAAATGGGAGGGCTAAGGAAGGCGGTGGCCGCCGGCCTGGCCGGGTTAGCTCTGGCCTCTCCCCTGCCTTCCTTTCCCTCAGCCCCGCCGGCTGCCGTGCCGAGGGTTGCTGATGTTATTACGGCCGACGTGCCGGATCTCTCCGGGCTTTTCCCGGCGGCCGCAAGGCCGGCGACGGTCAGGACTGCCGGCCCAAGGCCAGTAACCATAAATGGGGACGTGCACCTGCACGTGGACAGGGTGGACAGCCCCGAAGACCTGTGGCAGGCGCTGCGGCGCTTTGCTGAGGAAGTGAGCGGCTGATGGCAAGAGAGATTATTACTGACGACTTCGGGCAGGTGAAGCTGGGCGAGCAGGTGCTGCCGGGGGTCATCCAACAGATAGAGATTGAGTGCAATGTGCGGGTAGACATGGAGGAGGTACCCGGCCAGTCCGGCTCCTCCAAGCAGCCCCAGGGGTACGAGGACGCCAAAATAACCATCAGGATTGTCCTCCCGACGGACGAGGAGAGCAACTGCTACAGCAAGGTGGCGGAGCTGGAGCGCAGCTTCAAGAAGGTGGACAGCCAAGCCAAACCCTATGTGTACCGCATAGTAAATAAGCACGCTGCAGCCAGGGGCATCAGCCAGGTGGTTTACCAGGGGCTACGGACCACAGAAGGCAACGGGGATGACACCATAACGGCCGAGATTAGCCTGTTGGAGTTCAAACCCGTGGTGGTCAAGACCGAGCAGATCACCGCCAAGAAGGCCACCACGGCCCAGCCGGCTGATGGGCAGTACGTGGTTAAGAAGGGCGACACCATGTGGGGCATCGCCAGGACCTACGGAATTTCCCTGGCCGATCTGGTCAAGGCCAACCCGCAAATCGAGAATCCCAATCTAATCTACCCAGGGCAGCGGATTAACATACCTGCCAAGAAGCAAGCGGTGGCCGCCGGAAGCAGTCCTGCGGTGGACGACGACGTGGTGTAGAGGTGGCGCTGGATGAGCGAGTATATCTCCCCGGCCTGGGATATTGAGATTGGACCTTATACGGTGCAGAAAATGACAAGGTTTGACGTCGTGTCTTCCCGTCAGGCCCCTATTGATCTGGCCGAGATTGAGCTGCCGAAGGCCGGCCTGCCCGCCGATATCGCCGCCGGGGACAGGGTACGCATCAGCCAGGGCTACCGGGAAAAGGGATTGTGGCTTATATTCGACGGGGAAATCGCAAGGCTGGAACCCAGGTCCACCACCACGGTGGTATTCGCCCAGGACCAGGGGGTCAAGCTAAAGCGGACCGAGTTCTCTCAGACCTTTATCCAGGTCCAGCCCAGGGCAATTATCCAGCAGGGCCTGCAGAAGGCCGGAGTGACCGCCTACCGGTTAAGCAGCAAAGCGCTGCCGCCCAGGCCGTCCTTTGTGGCCAGCGGCAACTGCCTGGAAGTTTTCAAGCGGGTGAACATGACCTGGGGCCTGGACTGGGCCTATTACTTCGAGCCGGAGGGTGAGTTCTACTGGGGGCCTTGGGAGGAATCGCTCAGGTACGAGCAGACCGAGCTTACCAGGCTGGAATATGGCGTCAATATCCTGGAACCCACGCGGGTCGAGAACGACGGCGAGCGTGGCCTGATCACCACCTTTGCCATGCCCTGGATCAGACACTCTCACCGGATCATCATCGTGGATCCCCGACACTTCGCGGAACCGGTGGAGGCGCGGGTTGAGCGCTGCCACTACCACCACGATGCCCAGAAAGCGAGGTTGACCCTGGAATGGTCACGAGGGAAGAAATAGAGAAAGTGCTTAAGGCCCTGGTAGGGCAGGTGTTCCCGGTGCTAAACGGAGCGCTTTACCCCGTGAAGGGCAAGGTCATTAAAACCTACAATGAGGGCCGGCAGGCCGACGTCCGGGTGCTGGACAGCTCAGGTAATGCCCTTTCGTCCTGGCCAGTACTGGCTAAGTTACGGGTACCAGGGAACCAGACGGTACAAACAGGGGACCAGGTGCGAATTGGTTTCTACTATGCCGATCCCAGCCAGCCTTACATTGACGAGGTGTTGAAATGATGGATGAAGCGCTGGGCACAGACATCCGCATTGAAAATGGCGACTTTGTGACCAACCCAACGGGCGACATCCAGCTTGTGACAGGCAAGGCCTGCGTGGCCCAGGACATTAAGCACAAGTTAATGTCGCCGGCGGATGCCCTTTTCTTGCACCCAGGATGGGGTGCTGACCTGGTGCGGTTTATCCACGCTGCCAATGATCCGCTGAACAGGCTGGACCTGCAACAGGCCGTCCAGGAAGCTCTGGAGAGAGACCCACGGGTGGAGGCCGGATCCGCAGCGGCCGAAGTTTTAAGCTGGGAGCGCGACCATATCAGCATCAGGGCAACATGCAGAATTATAGGGGAAACAAACCCTCTGAACCTAGTCATCGACCTTTCCGGCGGGGAGATACGGATTGAGGTGATCTGATGGTTGACTTTCGACAGCTACTTGGCTTGAAGAGCCTAGAAACATTGCTTAAGGAGTTCTTTGACCGCTTCCGGGCCGCCGGTGGCAAGGTTACCAACATGAACCCCGGCGGAGTGCTTAGAACCCTGGCAGAAAGCAGCCTTGCCCCGGTGGCGGAACAGTACGACCTGCTGGAAAAAGTTGTTCCCCAGGGTTTCGCCGCCTATGCAACCGGGCAGTGGCTGGACCTCAAGGCCCAGGATGTAGGGCTCACCAGGCGGGAGGCAAAAAAAACCAAGGGCGTGGTGACGGTAACCAGGAAGGACGCTTCCTCTCCCCTGCTCATTCCGGCCGGCACGGTGGTAAAAACGGAACCAGGTCCTGACGGTGAGAGCCTGAGATATTTCGTTACCTCCGACGTGGTGCTGCCGGCCGGGCAGGCCCAGGGCAGCGTGCCAGTCGAAGCGGAGTTTCCTGGAGAGAAGTACAACGTCGGGGAAGGATACATCACCGTGCTGGAGACTTACATCCCCGGCGTTGACGAGTTAACTAACGGGGCCAATTGGATCACTGAGGAAGGGACGGACACCGAAAGCGACGAGGAGTTGCGCCAGCGCTACTTCCTGCGCTGGAACGAGCTGGCCCTGGGGGGCACTGATGCGTCATATATCTCCTGGGCCAAGTCGGTGGCCGGCGTGGTGGATGTGGCGGTGAACAGCCAGTTCCCGCGCGGCCAGGGCACGGTGGACGTCATTATTACCGGCCCGGAGGGTGCGCCATCTGGGGAGCTGATCCAGCAGGTCCAGGACTACATTGACCAGCGGCGGCCCAATGTGGCCAACGTGCTGGTGAAGGGGCCGAGAATCCGGACGGTTGACGTGGCGACTACCATTTACCTGCCTAACGACAAAGGGGACGAAGCGGCCGCCCGAGCCGCCGGCGAGCAGGCCATCCAGGCGTACTTCGGTATCGGCCAGGTAGCCGGTATCGCCCAACGGCGGATCGGCGAGAGCCTTTACCTGGCCAGGCTGACGGCGCTGTTAATGGCCGTGCCCGATGCGGTGAACGCGATCATCTCCAGCCCGACAAGCGACG